GCGTATGCGCCGACTTCCAGTTGTGCAAGTGTTACTGAGCCTGTAACGGTTAAAGTTAAAGTACCTGCTGTCGATGTAAAAGTAAAAGTCTTGCGTGATGGGTAAGCACCTGAGCCAACGACTGTGGCAGTAGCTGTGCCTGATAACGTAACTGTACCCGCGCCATAGAAACTAAGTGTGTAAACTACGGCTGTAACCGTTACGTTCTGAGTCACCAACACCGCGCTGTTTAGTACTAAATTAGTCCTCTGCGCTTCACGCATCAACCCTAGGCACTCACCTGTTACAGGGTCAAAAGTAATCCTCGGCACGTTGCTTAACGCTGTCTGAATAACACCGAACTGATCTGTAAATGTCGCTGTAGAGGCTCGTGCTGATACGATACGCGGGTCTACTGTTTCGCTGTTACGAAAGTCAACTAGAAGAGTGGGGCGTACAGCAGGGAAATTGTTTTTTATAGACATTATGCAATCCTTTATGCTAGTGTCAGCGTGTTAGAACGAACAACCCCGTCACTACCTTTAACTTTAATAACTAGCGTAGTGTTATTAGTCAATTGAAAGACCATCTCGCCAATAATCGCTGGCACAACAGACGCAACAGGAACAATGACAAAACTTTCTTTGTCTTGATAAGCCATCGTACCTAAAAATTGATTCAATGGTATCTGGTTAGGGTCTGTGCCGATGTCTAACAATAATCCAGATTGGGTTACAGCTTGTTCAGCAGGGTAAGTGCAAAACACTTCTTTGTTGCCAGCAGAAAACGATACTAGCGCACCAGTATTAGATGACGCTAGTACCGTGTTGCGTGATAGTAAAGTACCCACAGATGTGTACGTACCAATCCCAACTTCCCATTCAGTCGCAACAGCTACATTAACAATGGTGTAATAACACTCGTTGCCGTTGCCGATTGTTGCAAATGATTGGTAGCCAGTTACAGCACCGCCGAGCGTTACTGAACCTGTACCGTTAGTAACGCTCGTTTCTTTAACTCGGTCTGCAATATTGATAGCCATTTCATTACCTTTAAGCTAAGGTTACTGTTAGGTTACCTGTCTCAATCTTTAAGATGTCGCCAGTCTGTATGGTTTTGCTATTGTTAAGCGCACCGTGGTACAGCATATTGCCAGCAGATACGGCATCAAATATGGCGAAATAAGGAATAGTTCCCCAATCCGCCGTTGCTGTAGGAAATGTAATATCAGCAGTAGTGGTAGAACCACCGTCTGCTGGCGCACCAAACGTTGCTGCTTGTCGTGCATAAGAGCCACCAGTTACTTGCGTACCAGTATTGGCATCGGTTGGGTCAGTAGTGTATAGACCAACGTACACGACAGCAGGGCTGGTGTAACTGGTGTTACGCAGAGTAGCGTTGATTAAAGCGTCTTCTAGGAAGTTCGACATTGCAGCCATAATTACCTCGCGGATAAAGTCATTGTTAATGGGACAGCACTATGCTCAGATGAATCATCGGCACTTGTTAGTGATGATAATCCCCGGTCATACATTCCAGCCCACAGTTGAATTCGGGCATCATTCATTAAATATGGTTCTGCTTCAATTAAAGCACCATACAGTAATAAATCAGGACAGTAAGCAAGAAAAACATTGCTTTGATTTGTATCTGTTAAATAGTTCGGAGATGCGTAATACAACATTCGTACCGTGTATTCAGCATCAGGAGCTGGTGCAAACTTAAACTCGTTTGCAATGATAGTATAAAAAACAGGCAAACCTGATTCGGTTACGCGCCCATTTCTAGAAAATATGCTTGGTGATAAATATTTCAAATCACGTATTGGATTGGTGACAACAAATAGATCACGCAGCTCTAAAAAATCAATCGGCAACGATATTGTGTCATCTCCACCAGTGGTCGTGGTGGTCGAAGAATTTAGCATTTGCCGTATCCGTATATCACGTCTAAGGCGCACTTCTGCTAATCGTATAAAGTCAGGTATCTGAGCAGTCAAATCAGAACGTGCAAGGTAGCTCGCAATCGTAGACTGTAAGTCGCTGTAGTTCGTTATGCCCATATTATGTCCATATTATTAAACTCTACCAGGTCTAGTTCTAAAGAAACGATTATCAGGGTCATTTAAAAACAATTTCATCTCAGGTTCATTAATAACAGCAAACCCGCGCATAATGCCTTTCCTGTTTAAGTCATCAATCACTGTAAGTGGCAACCGAGCAACGTGCGTCATATCACCGTACTTATCTTGTGATTTTACTTGATTAAACATTAATTTGTTAGATTCAATTATATGGCTAATATCTTGCTTCGTTTCCAATATTAGCCCGCCATTGCCGTCATCGTGTGCAACAGTGTGTCTACCTGCAAATTCATCGACATTTAATATTTTGTTCATAGTTTAATTAGGGCGAGAGTTTCCCCCCGCCCCACCTTTAAATTAAAGCGCCATGTCTAAATCAAACACGCCACCGTGTGCAGCTTCGTTACGCATTTCTAAGGTTAACTCAGCAAGAATCTGAGTCTTATCGCTGTCACCCGTCTTTGCCAATTCATTTGTAGCGAATGGGCGCAAGTAAGCAATTGCTGCGTACTCAGGGTCTAGCACCAATGCGTCACGCACGCGCATGAACCGGTTAGGTACTACAGAAACTGAACCGAAGTCTGACAAATAAATATCAGCTGCGCCGATGATAGTCGTCGGTGCATCGGCTGGAGCCATGTAGCGTTGTTGAGCGATACCAGCAAAGGTTGATACTTTTTGCTTACCTGCTGCGCCAACCATCAGCACTTTAGGCATGCCACCATTAGTGTAAACGCTTGCAATAACAGTTTTTAACAATGCTTCCGTAAACGCGCGAACCGTGCCATCTGTGCGAGTAGTTGAACCAATAGTAGTAGGGTCAGCACCGCCAGAACCAAACGAAGTATTGCTGTCAAGCCAAGCCAATACTGAACCTAGTTTGCGAGCAACACTGCTTGAGCCTGCCGAGCTTGCTTGGTTTGAGCAAAGAATGCCCTCGATGTCACGCTTTAACTCGCTAGACGCACGGGCAAGTTGGTATGCTTTCTCACTCTTGCGACCAGCCTTGTTAACCGAGTCAAGTGTGCCAGAGACTTGAATAGTCTTTTGCACAATTTGGCAATAGTTACCCAGGCGAGTTGTGGGCGATAAAGTGGCTGAAGATGCGTCTGCACCCTCAACTGCGGCGTTAGATGTGTTAACAGCGGTAAGGCTGTCAGTCTGCCATTCGTGATACACGGCAGTAGCTTTGCCACGTGCCAACGTATTTAAGAGCGGTGTCTCGGTTGGTGAAATGTTATAAATAACATCACTTAAATCTTCGCGTTGACCGATAGCGGTATGTGCGGTAAATGTAGCCATGATAAATCCTTATATGAATTGTTCAAAAACGTTAGCGGCATCGGCAACCCTGCCTGTGCGTCGCAATTGTTGCATGTTTGCTTTACTCTGCTCTGACGCCCCTTTGCCTTGTGATACGCCTGCTTTTAGCATTTTGGGTGCTTGAGAAACTTTCTTTTGCATACCCGGTTTTGATGCTATTAACTTGTCGTATTGCATAGCTTTGTAAAGTGTCATAACAGCTCGAGAATCATAAACACTAGCCAACTCTTGATCTGTCCACCCAATAGACTTAGCAAAATTACGAATGTCTTTTCGGACTGTTTCGCCTTTTTCTGGGTCTAAAAATTCAGGTATGTAAGCAGATAACTTCTCAGCCTCTAGCGCAACATGTTTGCCAATCATTTCTTTGTGTTCCGCTTGTTGCTGTTCTGCAATGCGTTGACGTTCGAATTGAATAGCTTGCAATTGATCTTTACGCTGTGACATCTCTGCTACTTTTACAGCATACCCGATCGGGTCTATATCTTTTAACTCATCAAGATTCTCGGCTTTGTTTTGGTTTGTGAGCATCTGCTCAATCATTCCTAGACGTTGCGCGTATGTATCTCTTAATCCTTTTGCTTGCTCTACGCCCGCTTTCTCCGTATCCAGAGATTTACGAGCTTCTGCAAGTGCTTGGGTTTTCTTTGTGTAGTCTGCCTCGCGTTGATATCCTCGGACTAATTCGTCTTGCGTGACCTCTATATCTTCGCCCGAAACTCTGACGCGATATTTTGGTTGCTCAACTTGTTCGCCCTCTTCCTCTTCGCTGTCATTGGTTGCATACTCTTCAACCTCCGACTCAGTTGCAATCTCTTCGCTTTCCTGGTCGGCTACCTGTTGCTCTTGCGAGTCATCACCGCTCATCAAACCAAGCATTGCACCAGCGGCACTATCTACCGTCAGCGTACCATTACCCGAATCGGGTGTCATGTTTTCGCTCATTTTAAACCTCTACTGCCAAAAATCCGTTTGGCTCGGTGTGCTGATAAGTCAGCAATTCTTAAAATATCTTCCATCTCTTGCTATCAATCTGCTGGCTATCTGCTAACGATTGAAAGTGGGAGATGACCAAATCTATTTGCTTGTGTATGCGGTAATAATCTTCACGCACATTTATATCTAATTCGTTACTGTTAACAATTTGCTGTAAACAATTATCTTTAATCGCTTTCATTTCACCCATGAAAAACTCATCGCGCAGTAAATTGATTGACAATTGCGCCTTGTCCATTAATTGTTATTCCCACCGTTAAAATTTCCACCGTAAACATTCCCAGAATCAAAAACTGCACTCATGGAATTATCAACAGGAGGAGGAGGAGGAGGCGTGCCACGCTCAAAGTTTTGCAACGCAGACTGGAAGTCTGCGGGTATACGTGATGCTTCAGGTAAACCAAAGTTCATCGGTATCTGACCACCAAAAAATGGATTCATCACCGGTTGTTGCATCGGTTGACGTTGCATCTGGGCAATAGCATCGAACGGGTTGTATGCGCTTTGTTGCTGTCCAAATTGTTGCATCGGTTGCATTGATTGTTGCATCTGTTGCAAAGGTTGTTGCAAAGGTTGTTGCATAGGCTGTTGCATGCTTGATTGCAACGACGCCATTAATTGCGAATCTAATTGTTGATTTCCACTCACCCGGGTATCCTCACATCGCTGGTTATGTCAGCACCTAATTTAATTTGTTTAAGAGCAATCTCAGCCTGTAACTCTTGTTGCCTAAATTGTAACTCAAGCGCGTACTTTTCACGTTGCATTTGTAACTCTGCTGCTAACTTCTCGCGCTGTATCTGAATATCCACAGTTGCCTTTTCGCGCTCTAACTGAATATCAGCTTGTGCTTTCATTTGCCTTGCTTCAATATCAGCAACCGCTTTCTGTTGTGCAATTTGCAATTGTGCCTGCGCTTGTTGCAGTAACGCTTGCATTGCCGGGTCTTGCTTAGGTTCTTGTGGCTGTGCTAACTGTGCGTCTACCTCTGGCGTCACTTCTTTAAAGAATTCTGCTGAGTCCGTGAACCCTGCTGCCTCAATAAATCTACCCAAAGTCGCACGGTACTGCCCAACCGAACAAAGTGGATTGCTTGGCCCGTACTGTTGAATAATCGTTTCCTGCTTCGATAAAACCATCTGCAACATTGCCATCTGTTCTTGCCTGTTGCCTGTGCCAAGCCCAACATTTATTGATAGATCATATTGGTTCGACCACAATCTCGGGTCAATAGGCACGTATTTCCCGCGCAACCGAATGATAGTTGGCTTGTCCTGATATTTACACACTAGTTGCAAGATGCCAGCGAATAGGCTTTTGACACCAGTCTCGGCAAATATACGAGCAATTAACTCTATCTTGCCACCCGCTGCTTGTGAAGCCGCTGCAACCGCTGCTGCGGTAACGTTCTGCAACACATCTGGATTTAACCCTTGCTGTGCCTCAGAAATACCTGTTCGCTTACTTTGCTGATTGTCCAAATACTCTAGCATCGGGAATGCTTGGCCAGCGACTTGTGGAACAACAATTGGCACAATAGCGTTAGGATTTTTCATGCGAATCACACCGCCAGGCGTTACCGAAAGCATGTCGTCAAGATTAACCTGACCTTCTACAACACCCATTCGCCCGTTGTTGCTTAGATATAAGTTGTCCAACATCTGGCGCACAACTGTTGACTTAATGAGCTGAATATCCATTGTTCGGTCAGCCATAGACTCGCCGAAAAACTTGTGCGGAATTGGGATTGGACATAGTGAATGAAAAGGCACATAATCCGTTTCGATATCACTTAGTATGTCTGAACCCGCATAAAATACTTGACGCAACTCTGCTATACCATCGTCATCAATATCGGCTTTTATATAACATTCGTATACTTCAATTTCTTGCATCGCTCTGTCAATACTTGCCTGCTGAAACGGTTGCTCACCGCGTGCGTACCGCGCCAATCGTTCCGATGTAAAACTAAGTTCGTCAAAAGACGATAATCTCTCAACGACTTCAGGGTCAAAACCCATTGCTATTAAATCCGAACGTGGCAACAATTTCCTATGCGCAATAAACGGTGAATCTTCAATATTTCTTGCACGCTTACTTATAAGAAATTCCTCTGGAGGCACGTTTTCAATCTTAACCGAGCCTCGACTTGTTTTTTTACTCACAACAATGTTATGTGATCTAAACATCATTGGTTGACCCATTTCGTCAAATTGACCCTCAATCTCCGTAGTATCTTGCTCAACAACGTCAAGCGAATCGTCTGATAGTAAAAGCATCAACTCATCGTCAGTTAAATTTTCATATGTCTCTTTTGTGACGTCTACCTTTGTATCCCAGTACGCTTTTATTACGCCAACCTTTTGCATTAGCGCATCTTTGAACCAATCGTGCAGTATTGTGAATCCTGAATTCTGAGAATAGAAAACCCAATTCGCATATTCTGTTGCTTGCTTTGCGCCCTCTTCATCGCCCGGGCCTTTTGGCTCAAATCGTACAATATCATCTGATTGTGTGAACACTCGCACTAAACTTGGCAATGCGCCATCAATCGACTCAGCAACCTCGCCCGTCACTACTTGTGATCGACCCTCTACCTCATTACCGTATGGCTGTCGCAGATAAAACTCAAGAGCCTTAGCTCGGTCTAGAGTCGTTTCGCTTTCAAGATAACCAATCGCGTTATCAATTTCTGAATCAATAATCGCTTTAAGTTTCATTTCAGATGACATTCTTTGTATCCTTTTGATTGATACGCTTGCGTTCTAACAATTTAATCTTTTCCTCTAGCTTCTCTATTCTTTCTTGTAATCGATCTAATACAGATTGATCGAGTTTTTTACCTTGCTGTTGTAACCACATTACACGACCCAGCCTGTGTTAACTTTAATTGGTTTGCTCCACGAACTTGTGTCATTGATGCCAACCGCAAGGTAACGTGCAGCGTCTGAGTTACTCACCACTACGCCGTTTGCGACATATGCGTGGTGATGGTTTACAGTCAGATCGTAAGTCTTTCGCTTCCCAACGCCTGTAATTTGCTTTACAGTTTTCGTGACAAAACTTGGCTGTTTTTGGGTAAAAAGTTTTAAATACATCGTTGCAAAATTTGCAAGTTGCGTCAAATTCTTTCTTGTTTTCCCAACATTTTTTTCCATGTTCACGATGCCATTCTCTGCCTGCGTCTGATTTGTGCCATTCTTTAGCTTTTTCTTGTGCTTCAATAAGTTGTTGTATATTTCCCTCTGAGCCAACCCAAGCATTTGTTTTTGCGTGATGCTTGCTATGGTCTGACCCTGACAAACACTCCAAATTGGAAATGTCGTTATTAGACTTATTGCCATCTTTATGGTGAACATGGTTTCCTTCAGGTATTTCACCATTATAGAACTCCCAAACATATCTGTGCATAAAACACGCTTTAGGATATTTTGACGCAAAGTAGCCATTGTCTTGTCTTTCATAAAACCGTTTGCCATTAAAGATTTTGCATTTGTGTTTAAATAATTTCTTACGCCCATCTTTGCCAATGTAGAATTGCATGGTATTGACTCCTTAGTGAACACATGCATATTATACCGCAACGCATCAGCTAACAATAGACCTTGGCTTGTAAGAAACTTATGTTCTGGTGTTGCTTGTATTTTTGTCCCATCGGTAAATTCAATTTCAATAACGTCTTTAATGCCCATAAATTCCGATGCGTCAACCCTAGCAATAATATTGTTCAACTGTACATAATCGCCCACTTTGATTTCATCAATGCGTTTTTTACCATCATTCATTTCAATTAAAGTGTCACCTGTTAAACAACCGTGCGATGACCA